TGCTAGTGCTGCGGACCATCTGATCCGTCGCCTGCTTGGCCTCTGTTAGGCCTTTGCCGAAGGTCTTGACTCGAGCGTCGGCAGTCGCTACCGAATCGGCGCGAGCCTTGCCAAGACCCAGGGACTTGAAGTCCGAGACAAGAGCGCCATCGAAGATGCCCCTGAGTAGCGCCAGGGTCGCTTCGTCCACGGCGACGGCCTCTTCTTGGATGCGCTTCTCAAAGTCAAAAAGCGAATCGTCGGCCGTGCGGGCTGTATCGAATGCGTTGCGGCGCAAGAAGAACTCACCGACCTCCACCGCGGCACGCACCGCTGCGGCTGCCACAGTGGCGCTGATGGCGCCTTGCGAGACGGCGACCTGGATCGCCTGGATGAATACGCCAATCTTGACCACTTAGAAGTCCTGGCGAACTCGGAACTTGAGCAGCTCGTAGACCGTCTGGACTTCAAGCGAAGGAAATGTGATCTCGATCTCGCCTTCGTAGTCACCGGCCTCGACGTTCAGGGTGTCAAGGTTCCAAAGGAAGACAACTTTTCCCAGAAGAGCCTGGGTGACATTGCCGATCAGCGTATCCAGAACCGTGCTGCTGCCGGCCTGTCGGAAGCGCATGACAATATTGGCGCCAGACAGGTCGATGGGCGTGTCGTCGAGCTCGTTGGTGAGCGTGAGTTGCAGCTGCGGGCGTGTGTCGCCTCGAACGAGTTTGATTTTTTCTGCCATGGCAAACCTCGGTCAGGCGAATGGATGTGGTCGAACGGACAGGCTGCCCTCGACGCGGTCGTGCAGCGCACTGATCTTCGCCTTGAGAATCCCGTCATCAAAAAGGCGGCGGTTGTAGACGGAGAGTGTTGGGTTGCTCCAGGACTTACCCGGCATCACCATCAGACGGGCCTTGGCGCCACCGATTAGGGCGTCCCAATACTTGATGGCCAGCTCGTCGGGGATCGTCGTTGCAGACAGCTCTGGCGCGTAGGCCACGCGCATGGTCAACGTCTGGCGATTGGCGCCGTTCGGGATCGGATAGATCCGGATCGTGCGGTAGTCGATGTTGGCGTTGTAGTACGTGGGCTCAGAGCCCTCGGCGGTCTGCCAGTTGGGGATCAGCTCGAACAGCTGAGGCATGGTCACCGGGCGCAGTTTGCGGTTCGATGCCCAGACATCCTTGACGGCGACGATGCGCGTATCCCGGGGTGTCTCGACGTCGATCTCGTACTGGCGGTCGAGCACCTGGATCGGGTCTTGGATCTCGCTCCAGGCGTGGGTCTCTTGGCAGAACTCGATGGTGCCGAACAGCAGCTGCTGCTTGACGATCATGTCCGGGCAGCCCGGGAGCTCAGGCAGCAGGTGTGGCAAGAAGTCGTCGAGCTTCATGGGTTAGGCCGTTGGTGCCGAGGGGGCTGGCACGTTAGGGTTCATCGGCAAGGCGCGCAGGTTTGGGTTCACGCCAGTCAAGGCGACCACCTGGGCGTTGATCGAGCCGGTGAAAAGGTTGGTGTGAGTTGCAGCCAGGCCACCGTTGCCGGCGAACTCGGCGTCCTTCATGTAGGCGCGGGCCAGGATGTAGTTCACCAGGTCATCGACGTACTTGTCGTCGACGCTGATGGTGACGGTGCTGGTGCCGTCCATGCCGTAGCTGCCTGATGGGCTGATCTCGATGGGGTTGGCCAGGAACGAGAGCTCGACCCAAACGCTGGTCGCCGAGGGCACGCCTGGGGAGACGTAGAACACCTTGGGCTGGCGTGGATCGAAGGTATAGATGGAGACCGCAGCGCCCGTCTGGGTGTGCCAGTTGGGCGTGTTGGTGTCCAGGATCTCGCGGTCGGCAATACGGATGGCGTTGCCTGGCGTGAGACCGTCTGCGCCCATGTTGCGGACAACAGACTGCAGGTAGTGGCCGAGCACGGTGGCAGCTGTCGAGCCATCGCCGGGCTTGATGTCGGCCGCGAGGATGGTTTCGATGGACTGCTTGGTGCCAGCCTTCAACTTCACGGCATCCACCCTCGAGCAGGAGGACGGCATGTACTTCGCGATGGCCTTCTGGCCGTCGTTCAGAGCAGACACGAGCTCACGCTGGGTCCAGCGGGTGAACTGCGGGCTGATGTCGTGCAGCTGGACCGACACGCGGTACAGGACGTCTTTGACAAGGGTTGTGGATGCCATGGGTCAGGCCTTATTCGACGGAGAACGGGAAGCGCTGGGTCTCGCGAGTGATGAGCTCGCCGGCCTTGCCGAAGGACGTCAGCTCTTGCTTAGCGTTCTTCAGGATCTGGATGACCTCGTCCGGCACCTCCACGGGGATACCGCGGGGGATCTGGTACGCATAGCCGTTCAGCGCCAGGAACACTGCGTCGGAGCCGCCTTCATCGTTCGTTGGGTGGATGGTCACGATGCGGGTCTTGCCGGTCAGGGCTGCGTCGTGGTTTGCACCTTTGATGGCCTTGGCGGCTGCCTTGGCTTTTGGTGTGGATGCGACGATCTCGTCAGCCATGGCTGCGGAGTCATCGAGGGTGGTTACTTTGGAATCGCTCATTGGGTTGCCTCACAAAAACGCCGGGGATATACCGCCCCGGCAATCGGTCAACAAAAAAGCCCCCGAAGGGGCTTTTCAGTGCGCTGTCACCGATTAGGCGCGAGCTGCTACCTCGACACGAATCATGAACGCGTCGTTCAAGATCGTTGCGGTCTGCATGCCCTTCCAGGAGACGTGACCGCGCTGGGCCAGCGGATCGGAATCCGAAGGCTTGGGGTTCACGACCATGGGGGTCAGAGCGAACGCGCCCTTCAGTGCCACGATGCCGTAGGCATCGCGACCCACGAAGAGGATCGGGTACACGTCAGCGGAAGTGCCGCCGGTCGACAGCATGCTGCCCTTGGCGCCGCCAGCGTTGGCGAACGGCTCGAAGATCGTGGACGACACGTAACGCACGTCCTCGCACTTGCCCAGCTCGTTCTCCCATGGAGTCATCGTGCCGTACTTCTCGGCGGGCACGAAGCCAGTCAAGGAGCGCACGGAGGCTTCCAGGTCGGGGTGAATCAGGGCGACGAAGCCAGGGGCCACGTTCTCGGTGCCGAACGACGGAGTCGAGCGCACGATGGTGGTGATGAAGCGAGTGTTCTGACGCTTCAGGGCACGCACGGCGCGGCGCTGGATGTCGACAGTCAGCTCGGTGTTCACGTCAGTGCGGGCGGAGCCGTTGGCGTACAGCACGTTGGTGCCAGCCTTCAACACGCCGAAGCGCATCTTCTCGATCATCTGAGCGGCTTGTTCACCCAACAGAGCCACAGCCTCGTTCAGAGTCGCGTCTTCATGGGTATCCAGGATCACGTCAGAGATCGTGGTCAGGCCGCCGTACTGCGACAGGGTCGCGGTCACGTCGACAACCGACAGCTGCTGGCTGGTGGGAGTCACGCCTTCGGTCAGGGCAACTGGGGCGTTGCTCAGGGCCGAGTAGCGGCGGAACTTGATCACCTTGGTGGAGTTGGCGGGCAAGGCTTTTGCTTGACCGAACTTCTCCAGGACCAGGTAAGGGAGGCCGCGCTTGAGCAGTTCTTTTTCTGCGTAGGCTGCGGTACGGGGCGAAATGTCGCCGTATGCGGTAGAAGGCATGTTGATTTTCCTTAAAAGAATGGCGGATTCAGCTGTTTGCACAGCCATTGGATTAAGGAGCTTCTGGACTTAGCCGTGTGCCGTATGCAGATTCGCAGAATCTTGTTGGGGCGCCGAAGCGTGTCCCGGATTCTTCTCGTCATGCGCGACTGGTATGTCGTGCTCCAAGTTGCTGGGTGTTATTTACACTGGCGCACCCTGCTACGCCAGCTGTGAGGCAGCTAGTTCTGCATCGCAGATTCAAAGAACCAGGGCGCCACCTTGCGGCATGCCCCAGCCGTTTTAATCGTTGTCCTTCCAGGACTTTTCGTATTCGTCGCCGTCCTTGCCGGCGTCATCGATCCGGTCCAGGCTTGCGACCTTGCTGCGAGCCCAGCTTGCGCCAGCGTCGCCACCCCAGAGAGCCCAGGCGATGCGGCCGTTGGATGGGTAGCCCTTCTCACCAGGAGAAAAGCCCTCGCCCTTCTTGTCGACCGCGTGGCGCGCAAAGAAGCTGTGCATGCGGCGAACAGTC